AATCCGCTCTGCTGGGCGGTCTAGAAGGGCTCACCGAAAGGTGGGCCCTTTTTTGTTGTCTGGTGTTTGGGCAAACTTTGGGAATATTTTGGGCAAACGACCACCGCGCTACATCTTCAGGTCGGCTTTAACCTTCATATAAACCACCGCGTCATCACCGTGCCCTGCCTGGTAGTGTTCGGTCATCTTCACGTCAGCGTGCCCCATCAAACCCTGAATGTATTCCTGCTCGAAACCCTGTTGCTCATACAGCCAGGCACCGAGTGCGCGAATCTCGTGGAAGGTAGGGCGCTCACCCGCCGGCATTTCCTCGTAAGCCTTGGAATCGTCCCGAGCCTGGGCAAAAGACTTGGTCAGATAGTCTGCCGTTACTGCGTTCCAGTGTAGCTTGGCGTCCAGTTGGGTCCTTTTGCGCGCCTTTGGCGAGTAGTGGATCAGGTACGGGCAGACGACTGGAGAGCGCATGCACTCCAGCACCACCTCCCGCAGCGCCTGTCCCATGTCCTCTCCGACTGATTCGATATCGAGAGGGTAAAGCTTCATGGCGTCACCTCGCGTCGTGCCCACCAGCAGACCGGGCCATTGTCAGTGTCGTGGATTGAAAGGCAGAACCAGCTTTCGCCTTCAGGTTTATCCGGATCCCAGTAGCTGCAATCCGAATCACCCTCTTCGAAGTAACGGTCAGATACCATTTGGTCGCTGTGGTATTCGAGCGCAACCATCTTCACTTGCAGCCCCTGATCGGCAATCCAGGCTTTGCATTTTTCCTCATCGCCCTCATCAAAATCAGGCATATCAGGATGTTGGAACATGCCATCCTCGTCGCGCACGACTGCGGCCGGCTGTATCAATTTGATTTCTTCAGGCATGACTTCGTCCTTGCCGCTATAGCGGCTGACTTTGAAGGGGGAGGGAGTTACGGGTAGTTGGTGCTGATGCGCTTGGAGATGGCTTCGAGTCGCTCGGCCATGGCCCACATGTCGTTGTTGTCGCGGCGGGAGACGACGGCGGATCGCTGGACGTTGCGGTCAATCAGGATTTTCACTGCCAGCAGGATCAGCCAGGCTTCGAGTTTGCGGCGTATGAAGCGCTTCAAGGCCTCACCGTTTCGTCGGGATCGAATCCGAATCGTCGACAGAGCGCATGCGCGACGCCAGACCCGCAACAGAAAGCGTCCTTCATCGCCACCCAGCGTAGGGTGCCCCGCCGGCTGGTTCCGGATGCAGCTCGTACAGCTTTACCGATCAACTCGTGCTCGCTGAATTCACAGCCTGAAAGGGTGATCTTGCGGCTGTCGATCAGTTGGGATTCAAGCTCATCAATCCGCTGATCCGCTGCGTTCAGGCGCAGCTGCAGGGCGTCATCTTTGGCAGCTTGCAGGCGGTCACCGGAAAGCATCTGCCGAACTCGCCGAGCGTCTTCAAGACGCCTCGAATGGCGAGATCACCATCGCAGGCCTGCGACCCGACCTTGTCGAGCTTGCACACAAAGTACTTCGCGGCGCGGCCTGACCACCAACCAGTGATGAACATTTTGCGATGCGTGCTGGCACGTCGCTACTGAAACAAAAACGAGGTTTTACGAATGGACGAATTTCTGCGGGCTTGCCAAAGCGCGGTCCTCGACAACGAAGCAAAGGTGCTGGCCGGCCAGATGAGCGCATCGACGCGACCATGGTTGATCGGTGGTCGCTATATCGCATCGGTCAGTACTGCGATCAGATGGTGCCGGACGGTAAAGGCGGCCAAGAACCTCGTTTCACCTGCAACCTGTACTTTCAGAAACAGGCCGAAGCCTATGCGGTACTGCAGGACCTGGCTTCGATTTTCCACGGCATGGCCTATTGGGATGGTAGTCAGATTGTCGTCAACGCCGATATGCCCGGCGATCCGGTCTACACCTACAGTCCGTCGCAGATCCTCAATAACGGTGAGATCAAGTACGAGGGCACCCGGGCGCGCGACCGGCACACCCTGGCGATGGTTGCTTGGGATAATCCGAATCAAGGTTACGAGACTGATAAGGAGCCAGTGTTTGATGATGACGCGATGGGCGAGCTGGGCATGGTGCGCGAGCTCGCGGTCGACGCCATCGGCTGCACATCGCTGGGCCAAGGGCAGCGCGCTGGACAATGGGCGCTGTTGACCGAGCAGTTGCAAACACGTGGCGCCACCATGCGCGTGGGGCTTGATGGGCAAATCCCCAAGCCGGGTCAGGTGATTGCCATCGCCGACCCTGCGCTGGCGGGTCGTGCGAATGGTGGGCGAATTTCAGCGGTTGCCGGTCGAGTTATAACCTTGGACCGCGATACGCCGGTACCAGCCGGTGCGAGGCTCTTCGTCAACTTGCCCAGCGGCAAGTCAGAAGCCCGAGTGGTGAAGTCGGCAGTCGGGCGGGCGCTGACCGTCATGGCGGATTACAGCGAGGTACCACAGGTCGAATGTGGGTGGGCGATCGATTACGACGACCTGAAGCTGATGCAGTTCTATGTCCGCAACGTGACGCGTCCTGAGTGGCATCAGTTTCAATTCGAGATGATTCAGCATGAGCCAAGTAAGTTCGATGCGATCGATTTCGGCGCGGTCGTTGATACGCGGCCAATTACCGGTATTCCGGTCGGCACGCAGGCTGCACCGGCCCGCGTGTTGCTCAGCCAGCATGTCGTTGTTGAACAGGGCATTGCCGTCACGAACATGACCATCGCCTGGGATTCTGCACCAGGCGCTGTTGGGTATGACGTCGAATGGCGGTGGGGTGCCCGCGAGTGGGTCAAGGTTCCTCGCACCGGTGAGTTAGCGGTGGATGTGCGGGGTATTTACTCCGGCCAGTACTTGGCCAGGGTTCGCGCAATTAGTGCGTTGAATGTGGCTTCTATTCCGACAACCTCGGTTCTCACCGACCTGCTGGGGAAAACCGGGTCACCGCCGGCAGTGTCGTTCCTGACCGTCACTAGCGAGTTGTTCGGGATCGGCATCAAATGGGGATTCCCGGCCGGTGCCAAGGACGCCCAGCGCACCGAGATCTGGTACGGCCCAACCAATAGTCTCGGCGCCGCGACCAAGCTGGCCGACTTGGCCTATCCGCAGGCCGACTACCGGATGCAGAGCCTGCTGGCCGGCGCGAGATTTTTCTTCTGGGCGCGCCTGGTAGACCGGACCGGCAACATCGGCCCGTTCTATCCGGTGGTAGCCGGCGTGATGGGGCAGGCCAGCTCTGAAGCCGGCCCGATCCTGGACATGATCTCCGGCCAGATCACCGAGTCCGAACTTGGACAGCATCTGCTGGGTGAAATCGACAAGATCTCCGGCGACGGACTTGAGTCGGTAAATGGTCGAATTCAAGCGGCCAAGGATGAGCTTGATGGCAAGATCGGCCAGATCACTGATGCACTGGAATACGTCCCGACGAAAAGCTACCTGAAAGACGACAACGTGCGTAAAGGGCAGCGCCTGTACATCGCCACTAAGGCCGTGCCCGTTAACGCTGGCGGGGCAAATGCGCCGCCTAATTCAACCTACTGGCAAGACATCGGCGGCATCGTGTCGACGGCCAACGCCCAGGCTTTACAGATCGGAAAAAACACAACCGACATCACCGCGGTGGACGGCAAGGTACAGCCCAGGCGCGGCGCTCGGAACAGCTGGAAGTGTCTATCGGCAGCACAAATGCAGCCGTGCAGACGGTCAGTCAGGCGGTGGTAGCCCTCGACGGCAAGGCCAGCACGATGTGGTCGGTAAAAATGCAGCTGAACAGCCAGGGTCAGTACGTGGCGGCGGGCATCGGCCTGGGCATTGAGAACGGCCCGGCGGGATTGCAAAGCAAGTTCCTGGTGAACGCCGATCTTTTTGCCGTGGTTAACGGCATCAACGGCACGCTGTCTTCTCCGTTTGCCATAACTGGCGGTCAAGTGTTCATGCGGTCGGCATTCATTGAGGACGGTTCCATCGGTAACGCCAAGATTGGTCAGATCATTCAATCTGACAACTACCAGTTTGGCTTGCAGGGTTGGGCGATCAACAAGAGTGGTGGTTTTGAAATGAACGGGGCCAGTGCGGGCGGCAGGATGCAACTTTCACCAACTGCGTTGAAGTTCTACCACCCTAACGGGGTACTCGGTATTGACTTGAGTCTATAGCAATGACTGGGATCACACTCAAAAACGCGGCCAATCAAGTGTTGGTTGATATGACTATGAACATCAGCCAAACAATGGGGTCGGTCGTTACAGGGGGGGTGGATGGTAGCACTGCCATACCGGCCCCGCCGACTGGTAAAACTATGTTTTACATCGTCGTGCCGTTGGCAAGTACTGGGCTTGGCACTGGAAAGATGCCCGGTGTAAATATCGTTGGTACAACGCTAGCTTGGGATTACTCATTCGCAACCAATGGTTGGGGCTTCTACGCGGTCAGCGCACGTATCTACTATGGGTATTACTGATGTCTCAGTTGGTAGTTAAGAAAGAGGACGGCAGTTTACTGTTCGATACAAACAACATTACTTACGGGTTGGTTAAGAGTGGATATCTGGCGTACAGCTCTTCTTGGACGCGCCGCATTCTAAAGTCGGCTCAGCTTGACCCCTCGGATGGGGCCAACTGGACAGCCTCGACATCGGTCAACGATCCATCTAGATATGACCAGATGTGGAGCTTCACTGTAACCAACGCTAAGTCACCAATCGTGTTCATTGTTGGTTCGGGGACGTTGAATGGAAGCGTTACTTCTGGAACAAGCATTACCTTTCACTACTCAAACGCAAGTGCATCCACTAAATTTTATTGCTTTGATTTGATGGCTGACAACATTGTTGGATCGCCATATTTGAAAGCATACAACTCGGCTGGCTTGCTTACGTTCAACTCACTGCAAGCGCCGCTAAATATCGTTGGGGTATATACGCCGCCAGCACCAACAGCACCCTCCGGGAGTTGGGGGGTGCAAAATGCATACAATGGTGGTGTTTCAGTTCCACGGTATGCGGGCGTTGATACTTGGACCATAAAGATGGATTGCCGGTTTGATGTTGCATTAACGGCAGGGGTTGAATATGCAGTCTACCTTCCTTGGTCTAGAGGGTGTGGATACAACGACAACCAAGGGACAACGCCTTCTATGTATGCTGTTTTAGAAGGTGCATATGGTCGTGTTGGTGGTATCAGCTTTATGTTTGGTGCATCAGGTGGATCAACTCTTACACAAGGTACAGCACCAAGACCAGTTGGTTGGTACAACGTTCCAACTTTGCTTCCAACGGCATTGATTATCACAACAGCAAATCTCCCATTTCCCTTCGGATAAGGAACAGCCATGCCCTGGTACAGATCAGGAACAGTCGCCGTCACCAGCGGCAGCACCACCGTGACCGGCACCGGTACGGCCTTTGCCGCCAACGCGCGCGTGGGCGACGGTTTTCAAGGCCCGGATGGGCGTTGGTACGAAGTCTCGAACATTGCGAGCGCTACGGTGCTTTCGATTCTCCCGGCCTATCTGGGGGCTACCGCCGCTGGCGGGGCGTACGCCCTGGTGCCGGTGCAGGGGTACGTGAAAGAGAATGCCGACCTCCTACGGCAATTGCTCGCCCAATGGGGCGCGACGTTGGCCGGGCTCGGTGCGGTCTCTGTCGAAAACATCGTGCCCGTTGCAAAAGGCGGGACGGGTGGCAATACCCAGGGTACGGCACGTGCAGGCTTGGGCTTGGGCTCCGCTGCAGTCGCGGCCATTCTCGGAACCGTCTCGCAAGGCGGCGGCGTACCTTCCGGCGCCATTTTTGAAAAGGTGGTGAACGCGAACGGTGAGGCCACGAAATTTGCAGACGGTCGGTTGATTTGCACGGGGCCAATTGCGGACTTCGCAGTGGCCGCTGGTGCCATCGCGACGGTGTCGCCGCTGGGGGTGTTCCCGGTGCTGTTTACCGATACCACCTACACCTATCAGGCCTTTGGCACCCCTCAATCAAGTCTTGATGTGTATGGCTACACCACAGATAACGCAAGGGCCAATTGGTCTGCCAAGGCGATCTACCGCAATGGTCCGACCGCTCAAACAATCTCCGGTGGCCGGTATTTAGCAATAGGGAGGTGGTTCTGATGATCATCAAGCTTTCACCGCAGGGCGGCCGGGTGCCGCTTTCAGTTCAAAAATCCGGCGATGTGCTGATCATCAACGGGGAGTTGTTCGACTTTCGGCAGCTGCCTGAGGGGGCGGTTCTGCCCTGGTCGGCGGTTCACTGCCAGCATGTGGTGGGGGATGTGACCCGTCTCAATGGGGGTCTCATTATCACCCTGGGGATTCCTTGCGACGCGGATTCCAGTATCGCGGTCCGCTTCCCCAGCGACATTGTTAACCCACCCGATGGTGAAGTGAGGCTTCCAGAATGAACATCGACTTCAGCCAAATGATCACCGCCGAGCAGCAGCAGGAAGATCGCAAAAATGCGGAGCTGGAAGCTGCGCTCAATGCGCGTCGCACCGCTTACCTTACCGAGTCAGATCCGTTGCGCTTGGAGGCTGACTATGACGCGCTCTCCCAAGGCCTGGAGCCTGACTACACCACGTGGCTCGCCTCGGTGGCCGCCATCAAAGCCCGGTACCCGTTGCCGGTGAGTGCTGAAGCGTCCGAGTCCAACGAAGCCTGAGTGCCTAGCGCACATCAAGGCCCGCCAAGTGCGGGATTTTTTTTGCCCGGAGAAAAGTGATGACCGTATCCGAGAATGACCGCGACATCCTCGCTCGCACGTTGTGGGGCGAGGCCCGCGGCGAATCCCTGGCCGGCCAGATTGCCGTGGCCTGGACTATCTGCAACCGGGTGAACGACGGCAAGACCAAGTCGTGGTGGGGGGAGGGCTATGCCGGCGTGTGCCAGAAGCCCTACCAGTTCAGCTGCTGGAACAGGAACGACCCGAACTTCGCCTACCTGAGCGGCGCGAAGAAAATTCCTTTTCGTGAGCTCGCGCAGGCGCGGATTGCCGCTGACCAGGTGGTCGATGGAAAGGTGCCGGATCCTACCGGCGGTGCCACGCACTACTACGCGACCACCATGCCCCAGCCGCCAGCTTGGGTGAAAGGCGCCAAACAGACGCTGGCACTCGGTCACCACCTGTTCTTCAAGGATGTGCCATGAGCCCGGGCGCGGTGAAGTTGGCGCTGGTGGGTGTGCTGGCGCTGCTGCTGATCACTGCCGGGGGCGTTTGGAAGGTGCAGGGCTGGCGCTACGGTGGGCAGCTCGCCGCTCAAGCATTGCTGTACCAGTCCGACCTGAACGCCCTCAGCAATGCCGCCGCCGCCCAAATCCGCACCGATCAGGACAAGCGCCTTGCACTCGAGGAGCGCCTGTCGGCCAGCGACCAATCCCACCATGAGGCTTTGACCAATGCACAGAAAGACCAGGCTCGCCTGCGTGATCGCCTTGCCACTGCTGATCTGCGGCTGTCAGTCCTCATTGACCAGGATTCAGCCGGTGGCTGCCCAGTGCCAGCCGGTACCGGCGCCGGCGGCATGGTTCATGGAGGAACGCGCGCCCGACTTGACCCAGCGCATGCTCAACGAATTATCGGAATCACTGACGCCGGCGACCAAGGACTGATCGCTCTGGCGGCCTGTCAGGCCTACGCCAAAGAAGTCTCAACACCGAAGTGAAAAGAGCGGCCGGGTCGGATGCGTCAACATCCGATCCGGCCGCCGTCCCTGCAGAACGTCCCTGCAAGTCCAGCCAAGGCTCTTGCTTCGTGCACAAAGCGAAGCGAGTCTGGCACCTGTTTATATATACAGTAAAGGTCTTGCTATCTATGTCGACACCTATCATCCCTTGGATGGGCGGCAAACGCCGCTTGGCCGACCGTCTCATCCCGCTTTTTCCACCACACGAATGCTACGTTGAAGTCTTTGCCGGCGGTGCCGCGCTGTACTTCATGCGGCCCCAAGCCGCGCCCGTGGAAGTCCTCAATGACATCAACGGCGACCTGGTGACTCTGTACCGCGTCGTGCAGAACCACCTCGAGGAGTTCGTGCGCCAATTCAAATGGGCGCTGAGCTCGCGCCAGGTGTTCGAGTGGCAGAAGATGACCCGCCCGGAAACCCTCACCGATATCCAGCGTGCCGCTCGATTCTTCTACCTGCAGCATCATGCCTTCGCCGGCAAAGTCAGCGGACAGACATTCGGTACCGCGACCACCGGCCCGGCCATCAACCTGCTGCGGATTGAGGAAAACCTTTCGGCCGCCTGGCAGCGCCTGTCCGGCACCTATGTCGAAAACCTGCCCTGGCTGGAATGCGCGGAGCGCTACGACCGGGCCCATACCTTCCACTACATGGACCCGCCTTACTGGCAGACCGCCGGCTATGGCGTGGACTTTCCGTTTGAAAACTACGAGCGCATGGCCGACTTCATGCGCCGCTGCAAAGGGAAGGTGATGGTCAGTATCAATGACCACCCAGACATCCGTCGGGTGTTTGAAGGGTTCCATTTTGAGACATTGGACATTCGTTACAGCACGACCAATCAGAGGCAAGGCAAGGCTGATATCAGTGGAGAACTGGTTATCATGAACTGGAAACCTGATGACTTAGGTGGTTTGTTCTGACGTTTTCGGAGGATCGACGAGGCCGTCCAGAATTCCGCGTAGTCGTTCGACCTCGCGCTGGTGTACTCGCGCCGAGATGTCCAGGTCGTACAGTTGTTTGCGGAGGGCTGCCGATTCTCCGGATCTCGCCCGTAGATTCGCCATTGCTTCATCCCGCTGTCCGATGGCCTCGGCATGCATTTCGACTAGCTTGAAGATCTTTTCCCTGGCTTGGCGCAGTTGTATGGTCAGTTCCTCTACCTCGTTCTCATAGATTCGAAGCTGGTGTCGGCAGGTTTCGAGCGGAGTAGGGCAGCCGAGCCAATCGTCGGTGTCTTCGATTTCGATGGGATCCACGGGAGCGTCTTTCCTAAATACTGTTGTTATATACAGTAATTGGGGTTTGGCAAATGCGCGAGAGGAGGTCGACGAGTTGCAGGGGATAGCCAAAAGCACCGTCAGCAGTGACGGGTAGCTTCCGACCCATAGCTGCCGGTGATGAGTGGCAACAACCAGGCAGGAAGCATCTGCAATGCTTTTGGTGACGAACCGGCTGGTTTCGCAATGCGTTTAGCCATATGATCACGTATTTCTGAAGGCGTCTGTTCACCTACTTGGACGAGAAATCGAAGCTGTCCATTCGTTGTGTATACCTCTGGATACGTTCATCAGAACACTGGAAGTCTCTACCTAAAAGGGATGAAGAGAGAAGCAAGAGTTTTATTCACAAACCCGTTCGGGCAGTTATGCATCATGTGGTGTTTATTTATAGTTACACCTCGCTAGGGAGCGGCAATGTCAAAAATTAAAATAACCGTGGCAACAATTGGGCATATGCCGGCGGAGTTCCAAAAGAAAAAGCTGAAGGAGTGGAAGTCTTCGATATTTGAAGTGGTTGGCGATATTGAAAACTACTCCCTAAACTGTCAATCTGACGGCCATGGGTGGGAATTTACGGATGCTGCACTAGAGAACGTATTGCCTACAAGTTTTAATGGGGACTTTTTAGTTTCCATAGTCAACGTGCCAATTGAGGGGAACTGGTACACACGACGTCTTACATCCAACAGGGTGGTGTTCTCGTTTCATGAGATCAAAGATATACTTAGATTCTCAAACATTCCGCTGGCAAATGTTATCTATCGTCTTTTTTACGCATATTTGTTGCTTTACAAAAGAAGCGGAAACCGTATACCAACAAATGCAGAGCACACTAACTTCACCCACGATGAAACGCGCGGGTGCATTTTTGATATGAATGGTATAAAAACAGATATCACCCATTCGTGTCACAAGCCAATCCTCTGTTCAAGTTGTGTAGAGCGGAGTCGCCAAGAAAAAGTGTCAAGCGAAACTATCGAAAAATGTCAGTCCGAGATACACGGAATACAAAAAGATCTTTTCTATAAAATGACAGACTTCATAACGCAGCACCCTGTATGGTCGCTCGCAATCTCTGGACTCACGGCCATAGTACTAGGTGCGACAGGATCTGTTGTTGGTTCTTACGTATATGAGGCGATAAAGCACTGAGTTGCGCCCAAATTTGCGGCAACTCAATTAGCACTCCTAGCCGACTTCAGCCTGTGGCGAACGGCTGAAATCGACCGATAGCTGCCCTTCGTGAGCGATGTCAGCCGATCCAGGATTAATGAAAAAACACCAGAAGTTGTCCTCTGATCGTGGAACCGTTGCTCAACCATTTATAGAATTATTGAGTGACTTGAACAGTGGTGAGCGCACTATTATGTGGCGCGAAACACCTTGGAGCGGTGAAACGCAAGGTATGGCTCATGCTCCGGAGCTAGGGAAATGCGCATATTTGGAGAAATACCTAGTATTTCCGGTTCTGACAGAAGAGGGGATATCTCTAAGTTTCCAGTTGGAGATAAGGTTACATAGCCTTTATCGAAAGCTTTATCTAAGTTTGGAGTAAGTAAGAAGCCATTAAATGGATCCAGGCGCTCAAAATTAGTTGAGTCGCGCCAAGGTTTTATGTGTGAAGCGACCAGTAAGCTCACGTCCTGGAAGCCGGTTATGGCGCAACAAGTCCAATAGTCAACCATTTTTTGCCTAAAGATACCTTGGCCGATTCTTAATTTAACTAAGTTGATTTTCTCTGTTTCACCAATATCAGTAGCGCTCAAAATGTCATCAATGTCGGTTTCAATGTCCCCATAATAACCCTCTGAAAGATATTCTGAAAACTTTAAGAGGGCGCTACTGTACATGTGATGGCCACGTTCGTTTCTTTCTTTATAAATTGGTAACGCACGAATTTTTGATGCAATTATTTCAAATTCAGATTGATTGTTTAAAGAGATTAGTGGCCCTTGAATTAGACCATTATCCATGGCCCATTCGGACATCACTCCTCGCACAGCTCCGTCGTATTTCTTCACCGTTGATAGAGATAGCCCTCGGTGGCGCATCCAGTCTTCAAAAGTCATCGTAAGGGCTCTCCATAGGGAACATGACGAGTAGGCAAAGGGAGTGCAGGCGTAGTCCCGATGGCGGGTAGTAAACGGCTGAATCACTAATTATACGTTATGCAAGATTTTTCCGCATTCTACTATGTACGGCAAGCACCCCCCCCGCCGAAACCCAATAGTTTACCATTAGCCGCAATGCGCCTCAGACATCGAGCGGAAATACTGATTTAGCTGGCCAAGGCGGACGACTAAGCCATCTCGACTGGCTCGAATCAATTTTTATACCCTGTCATTTACTAAAAAGCGCTGAGCGCATCCGACTCAGGCGGCCCGCTAAACACCGAGTAATTCATACAGATGATCTGAATTCAATTTCGAAGCGATCACCATCCCAAAATGTGACCTTTCCGAGCCAGTCTTCTTTTATATGGAATCTATTTTTTAGCTTGCTGGCATCTTGCCCTTTCCGAACGGCGTCTTCGTTGTCAGTTCTTGCAATGACTACTCGAACAGACTGGTTTGTATCGTATGCTTTTGCGATTCGCTCTCTAAATTCAATATTTCCATGGCCAGACCAACGCGAAACGTGATCTACATATTTCATGACCCCACTCTTTTGATAGATAAAAAACTGCTGCCATAGACTGACTACCAATTCGCCTTTATTGTTTTCTGACGAAACCGACCAATTGACATTCTTGAGCGTCGCTCCATATTTAGCAAAGCAATCTCTAATGCCCATTGTTAACCTCTGCTGATGAAAAATTATAAATATACACTGAGTTACCCTCTAATTTCGTAAGTGTCTGCGACTGATCTCATTTGGCCGTTCGCTGCCACCCGCAGGGCTATCCTGCGGGAAGATTCTTTCCAGTAATAGGTAATGTTTTTCCTGTCTTTTTTAAATGGCGCCTTTGCCCAGCCTAGGGGGCACGCGGCCACAATTCCTAAGCATCGAACACCCAGCTAGCCGGGTAGAGTCACGCCTGGCGCGCGCCGTCGTCCCCTCGCCACGCCTGCGGGCTAAATGGGTAGTTTTTTCTGCCCCACTGCACCTGGTTCAAGCCAGCCCAGACTGGGGGCCGCGTGCGCGAACGTCAGCCGGAAAAAGCCCTCTGATCCCTGCACGGGTGTGGGTAAATGCAACGACGAGTCAGGGCTGTTTAAGAAGGTAATTCTGAGAGGTGGCTCGGGAAAAGGGTAAGTTTTTGAAATGGCGGCGCAGACGTTGCTGGAGGGCCCGTATTTACCGGTCTTGAAGGCTAAGTTTGGAGGGTTAGTTATGGTTAGGTCAGAGGTTAGTAAATCTTAAGAAGCTGATTTATAAGGGAAATATTTACTGGTTTTTTAACATCTATAAAGGATAGGAAATAACCCTCAGCCAACCAAAATCTAACCTGCGGCAGTCGCCGCAAAGCCTTACAGCACAAGCCGTTCAGGGCCGTCAGTCAAAAACTAACCTTCCTAACCGTTTTCCGATGGGTCAGCATGAAAAGCCTAAGGCGCTTATGGGGAGGGCGTTGGCACAGGTTCGTCAGATGTTGTGCAGTCATGCTGGTGCGCAAACACCTCCAGAATTCAGTAATTGTTACCGAAACTGTCACCAGTCTCGTATGACGGTACCTCGATTCCGCTGGAAGCCTTGAAAATAGTGGAATGGGTGAACTGCTGCGGGAAAAGCGTACAGCGCTAGAGTTGTGGCATGCTGAAAGATCGCGGGTAATTGGAGAAAATCATGGCAGCTAAATACAGCGGCCAGCACTGCGCTGAGATGGCTCTCCACTGGGTTGCATATCAGCTCGGGCGCTCTGGGCTGTCCACACTTCCAACCGCGCGCAATGCTGCAGGGGCCGATCTATTTGTCTACGGCGATGATTGCGCCATAGCTATCGGCGTTCAAGTGAAAGGCAGACAAACACGCGGCGACGTCCCTCTCGGCCACGACTTGGGGAAAATCAAAGGCGCGTTCTGGGTTATTGCGAGCAA